GCAGATTCCTTACGCGACAGCCACTGCGCTTACGCGGACCGCGCAAGGCCTGATGGATCGATTGCGCGATGAGATGCGTGTCGTGTTCGACCGCCCGACCCCGTACACCCTGAACAGCCTGCGCATGGTGCCTGCCAGGAAAGACCGGCTCGAAGCGCGGGTTTGGTTCAAGGACGAAGCGGACGGTGCCCAGCCTGCATCGGTGTGGATTGCCCCCGAGGTCTACGGTGGGCCTCGTCGGAACAAGCCGGCCGAGCTTCAGCTCAGGGCCAAGGGGATACTGCCCGAAGGTAAGTACGTGGTGCCTGGCGCCGGTGCTGATCTTGATCGCTACGGGAATATCAGGCGGGGTCAAGTGACCAGAGCGCTGAGCGGCATCCGCGGATTCACTCAGGCCGGGTACAACGCGAACGCGACCGATAGCAGGCGGAGCAGGGCGAAGGGTAATGATCGCCGCTACTTCGTCATGACCCGCAAGGGCCAGCCCATTGGCATTGCTGAGCGCACAGGCCGAGGCCGGGATGCCGTCTCGATCATCATGGCCTTCGTGTCTCGCCCTTCGTATCGCAGCCGGCTGAGCTTCTTCGAGATCGCGCAGCAGTATGCCGACGAGAACCTGCCGCGTGAGTTCGAGGTGGCGATGCGCGGCGTGGCTGCTCGGTTCGCCGCGAGGCGCTGATGGGTGCACCAAAGTGGTGCGTCGCGGGTCCTCCCGGGGGTGCCCCCGTCAGAGGGTAATTCGAGCCCCGCGCGCCAAATATGTATGACCATTTTTCGGAGGTTGGTTGTTGTTTAGTCATGAGCAAAAACGAAACAACCAAACAGCGCGGATGGTTGAACAAGTCCGAGATGGCCGCGAGCCTCGGGATTTCTCCGCAAGCCTTTGATAAATGGGGCGTTCAACCAATCGAGCGAATAGGTCGAGAGGCCTTCTACACGGTGGCGGATGTGGTCGAAAACCGCATCCAGCACGCCGCTCGGAAACAACAACCTGAGGGGGAGCTACCGGAAGGTCTCGATCCCTACGCTGAAGCCAAGCTGACACAGGAGCGACTCCGGCTCACCAAGGCCCAGGCCTACGCCCAAGAGCAGAAGAACCAGGTCCAGGACAAGCTCCTGGTCCCGGTCCCGTTCGCCACTTTCGCCTTGGCGAAGATCGCCGCCAAGATTGGCTCGGCGCTGGAGACCGTCTGCAAAACGGTCAGTCGCCGCCACCCGGATGCTGATCCATTGGTGATGGAGTCCTTCGAGCGGGAGATCGCCTTGGCGCGAAACCTTTCCGCTGAGTTCAGCGACGACATCCCGGGAATCCTTGATGAGTACCTTGCAACCCTGGATCAGTGATCTGCGCACTGCGGTCAAGCTGGGTTTGCAGGGAATGTTCAAAGAGCCGCCGATGACGGCGGTGGAGTGGGCCGACAAGCATTTCTACATGTCGGCCGAGTCCTCTTACAACGAGGGCCGCTGGAAGACCGCACCCTTCCAGATCGCGATCCTGAACGCGATGGGCAACGACCTGATTCGAGTGGTCAACTTCGTGAAGTCGGCCCGGATCGGTTATACGAAGCTGTTGCTGGCCAACATCGGCTACAAGATCCAGCACAAGCGCCGCAACGTGATGATGTGGAGTCCGACCGACCCGGACGCCGAGGACATCAGCAAGAGCCACGTCAATGGCCTGATCCGCGACGTGCCGGTCATGCTGGAACTGGCGCCCTGGTTCGGTCGGAAGCACAGCGACAACACCTTGGACAACAAGGTGTTCGCGAACCGCCGCAACCTCTGGATCCGCGGTGGCAAGGCCTCCCGGAACTACCGGGAGAAGTCGCCCGATGAGGTGATCTACGACGAACTGTCGAAGTTCGACGCCGACGTCGAGGGCGAAGGCTCGCCGACATTCCTAGGTGACAAGCGCCTGGACGGTGCGGTCTACCCGAAGTCTATCCGGGGGTCTACGCCTGGGGTCGCTGGCAGTTGCCAGATCACTAAGGCGGCGGAAGAGTCTCCGCACCGGCTGCGCCTGCATATTGCTTGCCCTCACTGTCAGCGGGAGCAGCACCTGAAGTTTGGCGGAAAGGATTGTGAGTTCGGCCTGAAGTGGGAAAAGAACGAGCTGGGTGAGGCCGAGCGCGCCTGGTACGTCTGCGAGCACTGTGCAGCCTGTTTTGAACACCGCGACATGGTGGTGGCCCAGGCTAAAGGCCGCTGGATCTGCGACGAGACCGGCATCTGGACGCGCGACAGCATCGACTGGTTCGGCCCAGACAACGAGCCGATCCGCACGCCGCGCTCGGTCAGCTTCTACTGCTGGGCGATCTACAGCACCTGGACGACCTGGGTGTCGTTGGTTGACGAGTGGCTCAAGGTCAAGGGCGACCGCGAGAAGCTGATCACCTTCATCAACACCACGCGCGGCGAGGTGTGGGAAGAGGAGCAGGGCGACCGCGTGGAGTGGCAGACGCTTTACGCTCGCCGCGAGAACTACCCGAAGGTGCCGCCGCAAGCGCTTGTCCTGATGGGTGGAATCGACACCCAGGACGACCGCTACGAGGGCCGCGTTTGGGCTTTCGGTCTTGGCGAGGAGGCATGGCTTGTTCACCGTTTCATTCTGACCGGCGATCCGGCCAGTGAGGAGTTGCGGCGTAAGGTCGGCTTGGAAATTCACCGGCAGTTCACTCGGGCTGACGGCGTTCAAATGCGTGTCGAGCGTTGGTGCTGGGATGCCGGCGGCCACTATGCCGATGAGGTAGAGGCCGAGAGCATCAAGCATGGTGTGCACTGGGTGGTTCCGACTTTCGGGGCCAGCACATACGGCAAGCCAATCGCCAACTTCCCGAAGCGCCGCAAGCGCAAGGTCTACAAGACCGAGCTGGGCACCGATAACGCGAAGGAGCTGATCTACAGCCGCCTGCGCATTGATGTGCCCATTCCGTGGCAACCGACGCCCGGCTGTGTGCACTTTCCGATCGACAGCGATATCTGCGACGAAGACGAACTGAAGCAGATCACCGCCGAGAAGAAGAAACCGGTGATGGCGAAGGGTGTTCGCGTCCTGCGATGGGACTCCGGCGGGCGCCGCAATGAGGCGCTGGATTGCTTCGTGTACGCCCTTGCCGCGCTGCGCATCAGCCAGCAGCGTTTCGGCCTCGACCTCGACCAACTTGAGCGCGCGCGCGTTGATCCCGTGCCGGAGCAGGTCGCCCAACAGCAACCCTCGAACGAAAACCATGCCAGCACCTCTCGGGGCTGGCTCAACACTGGAAGCGGACCATGGCTCTGACAGCGCAGCAGATGCTCGACAAATACCTGGAGGCCGAGGCCGCCGTGCTCGAAGGGCGGACGGTGATCTTCAACGGACGCACCCACACCATGGAGGATATCGAGAAGATCCGCGCCGGACGCCGGGAGTGGGAGCGCCGCGCGGCGGCAGATCGGGACCGCGCCGCCGGTCGCCGTCCAGGCCCGGCGCTGGCGGAGTTCTGCTGATGAACCTGATCGATCGTCTACTGAAACCCTGGGCCCCCGACCTGGTGGCTCGGCGCCTGGCCGCCCGCGAGGCAATCCAGGCGTATGAGGCTGCCAGGCCAGGGCGAACCCACAAGGCCAAGCGTCAACCGCTGGGCGCCGACACCTCGCTACAGAAGTCTGCGGTCTCCATGCGAGAGCAGTGCCGGAAACTGGACGAAGATCACGATCTGGTTACCGGCTTGCTCGATCGCCTCGAGGAGAGGGTGGTGGGCGGTAGTGGCATCGGCGTGGAACCGCTGCCGCTGCGCCTGGATGGCTCGGTGCATGCCGAGTTGGCCATGGAAATCCGCAGTGCGTGGGCCGAGTGGTCACTCTCGCCGGAGACCTCTGGTGAGCTGACGCGGCCCCAGGTAGAGCGGCTGATGTGCCGCACTTGGTTGCGCGATGGCGAAGGCTTGGCGCAGAAGTTGATGGGACGAGTCCCGAACTACACGTTTGCCACGTCGGTGCCTTTTGCCCTGGAGCTGCTGGAGCCCGACTACTTGCCCTTCAGCTACAACAACCTGTCGAAAGGCATTGTCCAGGGTATCGAGCGTGACACCTGGCGCCGGAAAAGGGCCTATCACCTGCTCAAGGATCACCCCGGCAACCTGCAGACGCTGGGCGGCAGCCTGGCGGTGAAGCGCGTCGAAGCGGAACGGATCATCCACATCGCCTACCGCAAGCGGATCGGCCAGAACCGAGGCGTGCCGATGTTGCACGCAGTGCTGATCCGCCTTGCCGACTTGAAGGACTACGAGGAGAGCGAGCGGGTGGCGGCGCGCATCAGTGCTGCCCTGGCGATGTATATCAAGAAGGGCAACCCCGACAGCTACACGGTGGAGCCCGGGAAGGACCGGAAGAACCGAACGATCCCCATCGCCCCCGGCATGGTCTTCGACGACCTCGAGCCAGGTGAAGACGTCGGGATGATCGAGAGCAACCGGCCGAACCCCTTCCTTGAAGGTTTCCGCAACGGCCAACTGCGGATGATCGGCGCTGGCACTCGCAGCACCTACTCCTCGGTGTCCAGGGCCTACGACGGCACCTACTCGGCACAGCGCCAGGAACTGGTCGAGGGCTGGCTGGGCTACGACCTGTTGCAGCACGAGTTCATCGACTACTGGTGCCGGCCTGTCTATCGGTCCTGGCTGCAGATGTACCTGTTGGCTCGGAAGGAGCGCCTGCCCGCCGACGTTGATCACCGCACTCTCTACGCGGCGGTCTACCAGGGGCCGGTCATGCCATGGATTAACCCGATGCATGAGGCCAACGCATGGGAGTTGCTGGTCAAGGCCGGCTTCGCCGATGAGGCGGAAGTTGCCCGCGCTCGTGGTCGAGATCCGCGCGAGCTGAAGAAGTCGCGTGAGACGGAGATCAAGGCGAACCGGGCAGCCGGCCTGGTCTTCAGTTCGGATGCCTACCACCAACTGGTCAAGTCCGGGATGGACCCGGTTGAGGCGGTGCAGAAGGTGTACCTGGGCGTCGGGAAGATGCTTACCGCCGACGAGGCTCGCGAGCTCGTCAACAGATACGGCGCCGGCCTACCCGTGCCTGGGCCGGGTTTCCCCAACGAGAGCAACAATGGAGGCGCCGATGGGCAGCCATCAAACCCTGATCCATAAAAGCCTGATGCTGCCGATGGCGGCGGCGTTGACTGAGGCCAACGCCCCGCATGAGTCCTGGTACAGCATCAAGGCTGCCGGTCGCGGCGTCGCCGAGGTGCTGTTGTACGACGAGATCGGCGTCTGGGGCATCACCGCGCTGCAGTTCGCCCGAGACCTCAAGGCAATGGGCGACCTGAACAAGATCAACCTGCACATCCACTCCCCGGGCGGCGACGTCTTCGAGGGGACGGCGATCTATAACCTGCTGCGCAACCACCCGGCCAGCGTCGACGTGTACATCGATGGCTTGGCGGCCTCGATGGCCTCGGTCATCGCCATGGCCGGCGACACCATCTACATGCCCGAGAACGCCATGATGATGGTGCATAAGCCCTGGGGCATCCAGGGCGGCGATGCGGACGACATGCGCCGCTATGCCGAACTGCTCGACAAGGTCGAGGACACCCTGGTCATGGCCTACGCCAACAAGACCGGGAAGTCCGCCGACGACATCAAGGCGCTCCTCAAGGAGGAGACCTGGATGAATGGCCGAGAGGCCGTCGCTGCCGGTTTCGCCGACCAGCTCACTGAGCCGCTGCAAGCGGCCGCTCACCTTTCCTCCAAACGCATGCAGGAGTTCGCCCACATGCCCGAAGCTCTGAAAACTCTACTGGCCCCGCGCGCCCAGACCCCCGCCGCGCCGACCAACACTCCCGCGCCGACTCCGGCACCGGCCGTGCCGGCGGCTCCCGTGGCCGCCGCCCCAACCGAGGCCGATATTCGCGCCCGCATCCTCGCCGAGGAATCTGGTCGCCGCAGCGCAATCACTGCTGCCTTCGGCGCGTTTGCCAGCGGGCACGCCGAACTGCTCGCCACCTGCCTGAACGACATGACCATCACCGTCGACCAGGCACGCGAGAAGCTGCTGGCTGCCATTGGCGCCGATACCAAGCCGGCCGCCACCCCTGGCGCTGGCGCCCACATCCATGCCGGCAACGGCAACCTGGTGGGCGACTCGGTGCGCGCGAGCGTGCTGGCCCGCATCGGTCGCGGCGAGCGCCAGGCCGATAACGCCTACAACGGCATGACGCTCCGCGAACTGGCCCGTGCCTCGCTGGTCGATCGCGGGATCGGCGTGGCCTCGCTCAACGCCCCGCAAATGGTCGGCTTGGCCTTCACCCACACTTCCAGCGACTTCGGCCTGATCCTTCTGGACGTCGCCAACAAGTCGGTGCTGGCGGGCTGGGAAGAGGCCGAAGAAACCTTCCCGCTGTGGACCAAGCCCGGCATTCTCACTGACTTCAAGCCGGCGCGCCGCGTCGGTCTGGGCGAGTTTTCCTCGCTGCGTCAGGTGCGTGAGGGCGCCGAGTACAAGTACGTCACCCTTGGCGAGCGCGGCGAGCAGATCATCCTGGCTACCTACGGAGAGCTGTTCAGCATCACCCGTCAGGCGATCATCAACGACGACCTGCAGATGCTCTCGGATATCCCGTTCAAGCTGGGCCAGGCGGCCAAGGCCACCATCGGCGACCTGGTCTATGCGGTTCTGACCGGTAACCCGGCGATGAGCGATGGCAAGGCCCTGTTCCATGCCGACCACAGCAACCTGCTCACTGGCGCGGCTTCGGCGCTTTCCATCGACAGCCTGAGCAAGGCCAAGACCCAGATGGCCACCCAGAAAGCCCAGGTAGAGAAGGGCAAAGGGCGCACCCTCAACATCCGTCCGGGCTTCGTTCTGACTCCGGTGGCACTCGAGGACAAGGCCAACCAGATCATCAACTCCGAGTCCGTGCCGGGCGCCGACGTCAATAGCGGCATCGTTAACCCGATTCGCGCATTCGCACAGGTGATCGGCGAGCCGCGCCTGGACGATGCCTCGGCGACCGCCTGGTACATGGCTGCCAAGAAAGGCTCTGACACCATCGAAGTGGCCTACCTGGACGGCGTCGATACCCCGTACCTGGAGCAACAGGAAGGCTTCACTGTCGACGGCGTGGCCAGCAAGGTGCGCATCGACGCTGGCGTGGCGCCGCTGGACTTCCGCGGGCTGCAGAAATCCAACGGTGCCTGATCGGCGCCAACTCCCGAGCCCCGCACCTAGCGGGGCTTTCTGTTTCTGCCATTAGGAGAATCAACCATGGCGAAGAACTATGTGGAGGACGGCAACGTCCTGACTCTCATTGCGCCCGCTGGCGGCGTTCAGTCCGGCGTACCTGCGGTGATCGGAGACCTGGTGGTGGTGCCGCTGGTAGATGCCGCCGCGGGCGAGCCGTTCGCCGGAAAAACTGGCGGCGTCTGGAGCCTGCCTGCTGCCGCTGGCCTGACCCAGGGTGCCAAGTGCAGCGTCCTCGATGGGGAGCTGGTAGCTGCTGCCACTGCCGACTCGGTGGCGTTCGGCAAGATCACCGAGCCCACCGTTGACGGCTTCGCGTCGGCGATGCTGATCCAACAATGAGCGCGCCGGGCCGTTTTGGCCGGCTGATCCAACGGCTCCACGAGCGTGGGCAAGAGCGGTTATCTGATGCCGTGGGCGAGTTCCGCGGCATCGGTCGCCCCCCGATCAAGGGGATACCTCTGCAGGTCGATCGAAACCTCAGTTACGACGGACCTGATGGGGTTTTCATCACGGACAAGGTTGGGATCAGTTGGCTGGCGAAGGATGTTCCCACGGCATCACGTGGTGACCTCTTCGTTATCGGGTCGTCGCGCTATCTCGTCGAAAAGCTCATTGCGAACGACGGTTGGTTGCTGACGGCAGCAACGATCGAGGAGGAAGCATGAAGCCGAACGTGCTCACGATCGGCCGCTTGGCCTTGCTGGCGCGCCTGCAAACCATCACGCCAAACCAGGGATACCGGACGGACGCGGGCACTCGCGTGCTCTCTGGGTGGTTTAACGAGCTGGTCAAGGAGCGGCATGAGGGCTTTCCGCTGATTGTCGTCCAGCCAGGCAAGGAGCAGCCGCCGGAGCATCTTGATGCCGCCGTTCGCTTCCATCGCGGCTTCGACGTGGTAGGCGCGGTGCAAGGTGGGTATGACCACTATGAGGAGGCTCTGGAGGACCTACAGCTAGACCTTCTGGCGTGTCTGATGCCTGCCCCCAAGGGTCAGTTCCTGCGCTGGCTGCCCCGAGAGCGCGGCATTACCGGGCTGACGTTGGGGGCGCCTGAGCCGTACCCGCCGGGCGATGGAGTGGCCGCTGCCGTGATTCGAGTCCCTGTGTATCTGAAAACCATCATCGAGGCGTAACCCATGAAGAGCGATCCCCAGGTGCCGGCCTCGGTCGACGCCGCGCCGCCGGCTGCGCTGAACAAGGCCGTCGAGGTCACCCTGGTCAAGGTGCATTGGCACCAGGGCAAGGAGAAGGCGGCCGGCGAAAAGATCAACGTCAGCCCTGACCAGGTTGAATTCCTGCGCCGCGAAGGCGTGATCAAGAAGGAGGCCTGATATGGCTATCGAGAAAGAGACGTATGTGATCGGCGGACCCTTCAAGATCCGCGAGTCCGGCGCTACCATCCCCTTCCAGTTCGCTGGCCTGGTGTCCACTATCCAGCAGACCATCGAGACCAACGAGATCACTTTGCCGGATACCACCACCCCGCAGGGCGGTGAGTACGATGCCGTTTCGCGCATCACTTCGGTCGGTTTGTCGATCAACTTCCGCGAGCTCAAGACCAGCATCCTGGCTGCCTTGGTGTGGGGGGACGCCACCAATGTTCCTTCTGCCACCCACACCGACGAAGCGCACACCGCCGTTCCAGGAGGCACGATCGCGCTCGACTTCATGCCGCTGGAGATCACCAGCGTGAAGAGTGATGACGGCACCACGACCTACGAAGAGTTCGACGACTGGAACATGACCGGCGCCGGTATCGAAATCGTTGAAGGGGGTGCGATCTCTGCGGCCACGCCGATCAAGGTGACTTACAAGTCCGCCACCGTTGATGTGATCGAAGCGCTGACCAACAGCGGCAAGACGTTCGAATGCCTCTTCGAGGGTGAGAACGCAGCCGGTACCCAGCGCCGTATCCAGGCGCGCTATTTCCGGTGCCGCCTGAACCCGTCGAGCCAACAGGACTGGCTCAATACCGAAGACTTCCTCGCTGCCGAGGCCACTGCCAAGGTGCTGATGGACCCGACTAAGGTCGGCGCTGGAAAGTCGAAGTATTTCAACATCAAGAAGGAACTGGCGACGGTGTGACGCCATTCATGCCCGGCAGGGACGCCGGGCGAGCAATCCCTGACTCCGATCTGACATTTGGGCTATCAAAACCCAACTAGGCCCTGGGTTTTGGTGTTGGCGCGGCGGTGCTAGAGTGTGAAGCAGTTCCTATGGAGAGTCGCTATGAAACGGATTTTCCCCGTTCTCGCTTTGCTTCTTGCGGTCAGTTCTGTCCATGCGGCGACGGTCTTCAAGTGTGTCGGCCCTGACGGAAAAGTCACTTTTACCCAGCAGAATTGCCCAGAAAACCAATCCCTGGACGATGTGGTCTCCGCCACCAACCAGCGTCCAAGCGGGTCAGGTGCTTCGGCTGTCATGGCTAAGCCCAAGCAGCCATCAGGCCGTACCTATAGAGGTAGCCATCAGGGCGGCAGCGGAGTGACCGTCGTCGGTGGTTCGTCGCCAAGCCCTACGTGTTCCACAGGGTTGTCTGAGCGTGACCTTCGCAAGGCCAAGGTCCAGGGCAAGGTCGTCCCTGGAATGTCCAGGGAGGATGTGGAAAGCATCTACGGGAAGGTGAACCGCAACGGCAGTACCGCCGGCGCGGGTGCTGTCACCTACTGGAATGACAAGTATGTTGACCAGACTACGGTTTCTTTTGACCGAGATGGATGTGTGCGAGGCTCCTATCAGTCGGGCCATAAGAACTGACCCCAAAATTCTAACCAGCCCCGCTTCGGCGGGGTTTGTGCTTTCTGGAGGATTGAAATGTCCGAGATGACCGCAAGCAAGGTTGTGAAAGTTGGCGAGGTGGAAGTGATCGTCCGCGAACTGAGTGTTTCGGATGTTCGGAAGCTAATGCAGGAGGTCAGTGATCAAGACCTCGTCAGCAATGTCCTCTTCGAAGATATCAGGCTGTCCGATCTTTGCCTGATGACGTCGGTTACGGAGAGCCAAATTAACGATCTCCGGCCGAGCCAACTCGCCAAGTTGCTGGATGCATGCAAAGAGGTGAACCCGCATTTTTTCGGAATGCTGGGCCGTCTCACGAAACTCCGCGACAAGCCTTGAGGAGTTTGGAGCGCGCCATTTGCGTTCTGGTGAGGCTTGGGCATCACCAAGTCCTTGAATATCCCTGGTCTCTGTTCTTGACCGCGCTGAAGGCTGAATGAAATGGCTGACGTAAAGATCCGGCTGACTGCTGACCTCGATGATGCGCTGCGCGAGGTGTCAGGTTTCCGCAAGGAATATGCCGAACTGGTCAGGCAAGTCGCGCAACCTCTCAAGCGTTTAAACGATTTCACTGCTCTCGAAAGCACCCTTGAGGACACGCAACGCCAGGCGCGCTCGGCGCGCGAGCAGATCCGCACGCTCGGCAACGAACTGGCATCGACGATCAAGCCGAGCCGCGAATTGCAGCAGGCTTACCGGGACTCCATTTCGGACTTGCGAAGCCTGGAGCGGGCAGAGACGGTCCAGATAGCTCGGCTTTCCGCGATGCGCCGGGAGTTGAAGCAGGCCGGGCTGGATACGAGGAGCCTGACATCCGAACGGCAGCGGCTCCAGCGGGAGCTGGATCGAAACCTCCAGGCTGGCCGGAATGATGCGGCCACCACCAGCCTCCGGCAACAGGCCGCAGCGATCAAGCAGAGCGCGATCGAGCAGCGCCGCTACAACTTGGAGCAAGCGCGTAGCACCCTGGGAGTAGCCAGGGTGCGCGAACTGCAGGCTGCCATCGGGCAGTTGAACCAGCAATATCGCTTGCTTCGGTCCAGCGGAACGCTATCCACAAGGGAGCTTGCCGTTGCGCAGCGGGCGCTCAAGAAGCAGATCGCGGAGACCAAGAGCGAACTCAACTCGCTTGGTGCCGGCTCGCGGCTGTCGAGCATCGGCTCTCTCCGCGGGAGCGG